GGCATAAAACAGGCTAACAATGTTAGGAGAATTTAGATGCAACATGAAATCAAATACCAATCCAAAGTGATTCCCTTGCGAGATCACAATCACCCCAAATTCAAATGGGTCGATGCCGCATCAACAGATGTGCGCAGAACATGGCGTAAGGCGCGACTACTCATTCGCTTGACGAAGGGGGCCGCGTATGAAAGCCGTACTTGAATTTGAGTACCCACAAGACGAATACAAACTAGAGCACGCATTGAAGGGCACGCAGTACTACGACGCCCTGTGCGAAATCGACATCATTCTTGCCGCTCCGTATACCAAAGCAGATGCGTACGGCAGGATTAAGAAAGTAATCTTAGAAGTATTGGAGGAAAAATGAGTATTAAAAGATGGATTAGAAATTGGTTGATGGACGAGGGTGTGAAGTTGGTGGGGGCAAGAGTGCATGAGGTGGATAGCTCTCCGAGTGACCAAACAAGTATTTCAATCACGAACGCCCTCAATGGGCGGGTGCTAACACTACGCACGTATCAGCCGAGCAAGAATCAAAACCGAAGCGATTGGCTTACCGAGCTGTACCTAGTACGCGAGGAGGAGTCATTGCCCGACGCCATAACAATGTTACTGCTTTTGAAGGGGCTGAAATGATACTGAACCAAGGAAAATTAGCGGGTGGGTTGGCTGATGAGCTTATTGCAGTAGTTCGCAAGTACGACGAAACGCTTTACATGTCCACAGTTATAGGCGTTCTTGAGCTTGTTAAGCAACAACTGATACAAGAAAACGTGGAGGGCGACGATGATGAATGATCTTTGGCTCATGCTTTTAGGGCCGGTACTTATTGCCGGTATCGCGGGGTTTGTTTGGTTGTTTGACCACTTTTTTGGTGACTGCCAACATGACTTCAGTGAATGGTGTTCGTACCCAGATGAGCATGCCTACGTGCAACAGAAGCAATGCAAGAAGTGCCAATTTGTTTTTACCTACCAAGAAAGGAAGATCGGACATGAACAACGTCAACATAACGATGTACACAAAGGATAACTGCCCAAACTGCGTGACAGCGAAGCAAATACTGAATGCCGCAGGGCTTAAGTATGCGGACGTAGACATTATGGTGGGTGAGCGCATGGGTAACTTACTCAAGGAATTCCCTGACGCTAGGCAGATGCCACAAATATTCATCAACGATCAGCGAGTCGGTGGTGTGGAAGGTTTGAAAGTAGCACTTAGACAGTTAGGAGTATTGACATGAATGAAGATGAGATGAAGTTTTTGTCCGAGGTAGCACGCCGTGCCCAAGACCCTGTGATGTTGCAGTCAATCATTATGTCCGCCGTGGGTGGAGTGCGCCGCAACGCTGAAGAAGTGCGCAAGCACGCTGTGGATATGGAAGTTATTGCAAGCATGGCGCTTAACACGCGCTTGTTCAAAGGCAACGAGAAGTTTTTAGCTGATAAGTTAGAAGGATGGAAGCACATGAACGGATTAAAGTGGGACGAGCAGATCGCCAAACTGAGGGGGCAAAAGCCCGTGGCTTACGAAAGCAGTGTCGGGCATATGTTTGGGGATAAGCGATGACCAAAGTACTGAACCCTTGGGAGGAGCTAGCGCAGGTAGATCGCCCTAGTATCTTTTTGAAAGACCAATACTTCAGAGCTAAGAACCCGAGCAATCAGATCAAGAGCGAGGAAGACCTTGGGTACAAACAATTTGGTTCGTTCACCCGAGCCAAGCAAAGGCAACCGAATAAGCACGAAGGAGTACTAGAGCATGCCAAGACCAAAGCCCCCCGCCCTCCTAAAGGCACGATACGTACGTTTAAGTGACGTCGAGTGGCTTCAGTTTAAAGAATTAGGTGGAGCCGACTGGCTACGAAAATATGTCAAGAAAAAAGCAAAGTACCCAACAAGATACTACGAAGCCGATGTCGAAAGGCAAAGTGCTAAGTCAGGAGGAGCTACGGGCGTGGTGGCCGTTCACACGGCTAGACCCCAAGCGATTCCCCAAACCAGAGAAACCACAACATGAAGAGGCACCATTTTGACTATTGATAACAGCACAGGAAAAGACAAAGAGTTCTACGAACTTGGACAGAAAATGTTTGATAGGATAAAACCGCTAAAACCAATTAAGCCCTACTTTGACACTATCGAAGCCGACATTGAGCTGATGTGGCAAGTCAACAGCGCCGACATTGAAGCATTGGAAGATGCAAAGTTCACGCTAACTGCAATTAGAGAAGCCGAAGCAGGGGTGTACGACAAAATCATTGATGAGTCTTTGGCTTTGATAGATAAAGCATTGGGTATGAGCTACTCGGATGCAATGGAAAGAGTTATGGACAGAGCGAAAGGAAACAAATGACCACAGGAATTGAGTATTTAAAGTTAGAGAAGAAACGCAAGGGGCGGGGGCTTGGTAAGAAACCCGCATTAGCTTGCACGAGCTTGCGACTGCCGAGAGAGGTGATGGATTATTTCGACACCAACCATCGAATGTCAAAGCAAGCCAAGATGAGAGAAGTTCTTACCGAGTACGTTAACAACCAAACAGGAAATAAACCATGACAATCAAAAAAGTAACCAAAGCCGCACAAGTGCGTAGCTACGTAGCCGCTAACCCAAAGGCCAAACCACAGGAGGTAGCAGATGCTATCGGTGTTGCACTTCAGTACGTATACACAGTGCTGTGGAACGCGAAGAAGAAAGCCAAAGTAGTAAAGAAGAAGCGTGAGACGCTTACGCTAAGAGAGCTAATGGATACGCCCAAAGCCAAAGAAGCAATGGCAAAGCACAAGCAGATAATGGATGAGACAATAGCCGATTGGAAAACTGTGTCCATTACTACATCCAACACACCCATGCAGATTGAAATGTTTGATGCAGTAGATCACCCTGAGCATTACAAAGTAGGTGGAATCGAGACCATCGACTTCATCGAAGCGAAGAAGCTCAACTACAACATTGGCAACGTGATTAAGTATCTGACTCGTGCCGACCACAAAGGCAACAAGCTCGAAGACTTGCGCAAAGCCCAGTGGTATCTGACTCGTGAGATCACAATGCTGAAGTAAAACGACCTAACAATGTTAGGGTATATCCTAGCCGCCTACGGGCGGCTTTTTTACGTCTGTACTATTGACAAAGTAAAGCGATGTGCTATATTGACTCCATAAACAACTGGAGAATTAGATGGAACATTGCCCACAGTGCAAACAGAAAATCAGAAAGATGAATCCACATCGGATGTGCAAGCATAAAGTCGACATGCTTGCGATGCTTGGTAGAGCAAACGATTGGGTTTTTGTAGAAGCCGGAAGGGGCGCGATTGTTAATGGGCAATCAAGCCGAGCCCCTTACAGAGCGCAAGCCCATTGCAGTGTATTGGTATGGTTTGGGTTAGCCGAGCATGGCGAGCGCAGATCAGGTATGTACCGCATCACAGAAGACGGCATAAAATTCCTTAAGGGTGAGCATACAGTACCTAAGATTATATGGAGTAGGGAAGGCGCTATCATTGACCGCGATACCACTATGGTAGCAATTGGTAGCGTTAAAAATGTAGTTCTCGACAAAGCATATTGGGACAACTACGCTTCATATCAGAGGTCTTATGTCGCAAACCCCTGAAGCCAAGGTCAAAGCCAAGATCAAGGCAATCCTCAAAGCCCACGACATCTACTATGCCATGCCCATCGGTACTGGCTATGGAAGCAGTGGCACTCCTGACTTTCTCTGTTGCATTAACGGCCACTTTGTAGCTATCGAAGCAAAGGCAGGCAGGGGCGCGGCAACAGCCCTCCAACTCAAAGCCCTCGACCACATTCAGCGTAGCGGTGGGCATCCCATGATTATCCGCGAAGACAATTTTGCGTACCTAGAGCGTGTGATTGAAGACTGTATGAACTTGGAAATTAAGAAATGAAAATAATAACAGTTGACTTTGAGACGTTCTACTCACGCGAGGTTGGGTTTGCCAAGCAGACTACCGAAGAGTACATCCGTGACCCGCAGTTCCATGTCGTAGGGGTATCAGTGCAGGTAGATGATGGTGAGCCAGAATGGTTCAGCGGAACGATGGTTCAGACTGCCGAGTACCTTAAACAATTCGATTGGGCAAATTCATTGGCGCTAGCGCACAACGCCATATTCGATGGGGCAATCCTGAGTTGGCACTTCAACATCAAACCAAAGGGTTGGTTGGACACACTCTCCATGGGCAGAGCCTTGCATGGCACTAACGTAGGGGGCAGTCTCAAGGTGCTAGCGCAGTACTACGGCATAGGTGAGAAGGGCACGGAAGTTGAGAACGCCCTTGGCCTTAGACGGATCGACTTTCCCCCTGAGCAGTTACTAAGGTATGGCGAATACTGCATGAACGATGTAGCCCTGACATGGCAGTTGTTTGGCAATATGAGCGCAGGGTTTCCACAGATAGAGCTGCGGCTAATTGACTTAACCATACGCATGTTTACAGAACCGTCTTTGGCGCTGGACTTGCAAGTGCTCGGTGACCACTTAGATTCAGTACAGGATTTAAAGGCGATGGCGCTAGGTGCTTACGAAAAGGGCGACTTGATGAGCAACCAAAAGTTTGCGATTATGTTGCAAGCCGCTGGTGCTTTACCGCCAATGAAGATTAGCCTAACCACAGGCAGAGAGACTTACGCCTTCTCTAAAACTGACGAAGAGTTTAAAGCATTGCTTGAGCATAAGAACCCCGCAGTACAAGCCCTAGTAGCCGCACGCCTTGGCACGAAGTCGACCATCGAGGAGACGCGAACCGAAAGGTTTATTGGGATTGCCAAACGTGGACTTATGCCAGTTCCCTTGCGATACTATGCCGCCCACACAGGGCGGTGGGGCGGTGATGACAAGCTCAACCTACAAAACATCCCACGCAACTCCCCCCTGAAACACGCCATTTTTGCGCCAACAGGGTACGTGATGATCGACTCAGACTCATCACAGATTGAAGCCCGTACGCTAGCATGGCTTGCGGAACAAGACGACTTGGTAGACGCATTTGATCGGGGCGAGGATGTATACAAAATCATGGCATCTGCTATCTATGGCAAGAGCGTCTCAGAGATTACGAAAGACGAGAGATTCGTTGGTAAGACCACTATCCTTGGGTGCGGGTACGGGATGGGCGCGGCAAAGTTCCAAGCGCAACTCAAAAACTTTAACGTGGCGATTACGTTGGAAGAAGCAAAACGCATTATCGACACTTACCGCACTACGTATCCGAAAATTACTGCACTTTGGAAGAAAGCGGGCCTAGCCCTTGAAGCCATACTGCGTAATAGCGCAATGGGATTGGGTAGGGATGGGATACTGAAGATCGAGGGAAACAACGGCATCCTTCTACCCAATGGTTTGTACCTGCGTTATCCGAACTTGCGCATGCTTCAGAGTGAGGAAGGCAAAGCTGAGATGGTGTACGACACCAAGCGAGGCAAAGCCACCATCCCCAACCGAATCTATGGCGGCAAGGTGATTGAGAACGTATGCCAAGCTCTAGCTCGTATCGTGATTGGTGAGCAGATGCTAATGATCGCTAAGAAGTACAAGGTTGTGATGACTGTGCATGATGCGATTGCTTGCATAGCGCCGAAAGCCGAGGCTAAGACTGCACAAGAATACGTAGAGATGTGTATGCGTATGCGCCCCAAGTGGGCGAAGGATTTACCGCTTAACTGCGAATCAGGGTACGGACAGAGCTATGGCGCTTGCTAAAGCTAACAGGCCGTACGGCAAAATAAACAAAGGGCAGACCATACCCTATGGCACGATGGTAGGTACTAGCAAAGAACTGCGCGAAACGTATTACTTATTTGGGTACAAAGAAGATTCAATGTTGCCTGAGTTCCCATGCTTACCATACGAGGAAGAACCAACTATTGACCCTGATGAAGAGCTATGCAAGGCGCAGTTAGCCGAGCATGTTAAAGAAATGTTAGACACTCTTACGCCAAGGGAATCCAAAGTATTACGTATGCGGTTTGGAATTGAATTGGATGCTGACTACACTTTAGAAGAAATTGGGAAGGCGTTGTTTGTAACAAGGGAACGTATTAGGCAAATTGAAGCTAAAGCATTACGCAAAATGAAGAAGCCGGAGCGTAGCGAGATACTAAGACAAATATGGATGCCTGAAGACTACTATAAGACAACAGAAGATAAGAAAAAAGAACTTCGTAGCATACAAAAAAGATGGAAAGAAGCTAGAGAAGAGCGAGAAAAAGAAATAGAAAAAGGAATACAGGAGCGGGCTTTTACTAGCGGAACTTTCTTGACGCCCAAGAAGCGCAAATTATGGTGGGAGCTTAGACCCGCACTCCAAGATGCGCCATGGGTAGAGAATTTGAAGACAGAGAAGCCCGATATGTACCAAGAGCTAAAGGAATTGGTAGCCGACATTTGGGATATGGATGCAAAAGAGATTTGGAAGAAGTACACAAAGGAAGACTTATGAAACAGTTAATTTGGTCATTCAGCAGTCTTAAGACCTTTCAGCAGTGCCCTAAGAAGTACTACCACACCAAGGTTGCCAAGGATGTAATCGAGGGAGATACAACCGCTACGCTGTACGGCAAAGAGATGCACACGGTTGCCGAGGAATACATTCGAGATAGCAAGCCGATACCTGAGAAGTTTGCATACATTAAGTCTTCTCTAGATAGACTAAACGCCATCCCCGGGGAGAAGCATTGCGAGGTAAAACTAGGACTAACCAAAGACCTACAGCCCTGCGAGTTCTCAGCCGAAGGCGTGTGGTGGCATGGGATTGCCGACTTGGTTATCTTAGACCGCGAGAAGAAGCTGGCCTACTCGGTCGACTACAAGACAAGTAAGAACGCACGCTACGCTGATATGGGTCAGCTTGATCTGATTGCCGCCGCCCTGTTTGCCAAGTACCCCGAGATCGAGCGGGTCAAGTCCGCGCTTATGTTCGTAGTCAGTAAAGAGTTTGTAAAAGCAGAACATAGTGCGAAAATGAAGTCTGTGTATGTACAAAAAGTACTGCCCGACATTGAGCGGCTTGAAGGTGCATTCATGAGCGGGGTGTGGAACCCCAAGACAGGGCCACTGTGTAAGTGGTGTTCAGTTAAACAATGTGAATACAACAAAGGATAGATATGCCTTACGTAAACAAACCCCGACCTTATAAAAAGGAATACGAACAGCAAGTCAAGCGTGGCGAGTTGCCTGACCGGATGGAGCGTCAGCGTGCCCGTAATGAGTACGACAAAAAGAATCCTGATAAGAACAAGGATGGCACAGCTGATTCTAGGGAAGGCAAGGACATTGCCCACGTCAAGGCGCTGAGCAAGGGTGGTTCTAACAAAGATGGCACGAAGGTGCAATCCCCAACGGCCAACCGCTCGTTCAAGCGTAACTCACAACACAAGTTGGTGACTGAGACAAGCGCCAAGGAACGTAAGAAGAAATGAAACTATCAGAGTATGACTGGCCGCGACCACACGGCTTCACCCCGTTCGATCATCAGAAGACCACCGCCGAATTTTTAATCGGCAACCGCAAGAGCTTTTGCTTTAATGAGCAGGGCACAGGCAAGACCGCATCAGTGATTTGGGCGGTGGATTATTTGATGAAAGTTGGAGTAATTAGCCGAGTGCTTATTGTCTGCCCACTGTCAGTGATGAAGGCCGCATGGCAAGAAGATCTCTTTAAGTTTGCTCTGCATCGCACAGTAGCTGTAGCCCACGGTGGAAGAGAGAAGCGCAAAGAAATCATTAACGGCCTTGCCGAGTTTGTCATTATTAACTTTGACGGCGTTGAGATCGTCAAGAAAGAAATCATGGCGGGTGGGTTTGATCTCATCGTGATTGATGAAGCGTCTGCGTACAAGAACGCACAGACCGACAGATGGAGAACCATGCGGGACATTACCAAAGTGGTTAAGGGTCTGTGGATGTTGACGGGTACGCCAGCGGCTCAGTCGCCTGTGGATGCTTACGGATTGGCAAAGCTCGTGAACCCCAAGGGTGTATCACCTTTCTTTGGTCAGTTCCGCGATTCAGTCATGCACAAGATCAGTGACTATCGTTGGATACCTAAGCCCACTGCGGAAGCAACTGTACACAACATACTTCAGCCTGCCATTCGGTTTGAGAAAGCCGACTGCCTTGACTTGCCCGAGGTTACAGCAGTCGACAGAGAGGCTCCACTCTCGCCACAGCAGATGAAGTACTACAACATACTCAAGAAGCAGATGTTAATTGAGGCAGCAGGAGAAGAGATTACGGCTATCAACGCCGCAGTAAAGCTCAACAAGCTCTTGCAAATCTCAGGCGGTGCAGTGTATTCAGACACAGGCGAAGTGATTGAGTTTGATGTATCTGATCGCCTCAAAGTAATTAAGGAAGTGATTGACGAGTCAAGCCACAAGGTGCTCGTATTTGTTCCGTTCACGCACACGATTGAGTTGTTAACCAAATACTTAATTAAGAATGGCATTACATGCGATGTCATTAACGGGGCTGTGTCTGCTAACAGACGCGCAGAGATTGTTAAAGAATTTCAGACACGGGATAACCCTAAAGTGCTTGTTATTCAACCGCAAGCGGCATCACACGGGTTAACACTGACTGCGGCTAACACTGTTATTTGGTACGCTCCCACCTCCAGTGTCGAAACGTATCTGCAAGCAAACGCACGCATCGACAGGCCCGGCCAACGCAATCCAATGACTATCGTACACATACACGGAAGCCCAACGGAGAAGCGTTTATATGCTTTGTTGCGTAACAACGTAGCGAACCATAACAAAATAATTGATTTGTACAGAGAAGAATTTTTAAACGTCTCTTGACAATGTCAAATGTTGTGTTACATTAGAGTTGTGTTGCAATGATGGGCAACGGGTTAGCGCCGTTGCTGACTGTAAATGTTTTGAAACAATCACACTGCTTTATGTGAACTGTCATTGCAACACATTTAACTATTAGGAGAATCAGATGGAAGAAGTTGAAGACAAAGTCACCTCCGTAGACTTGGACAGATTGACCTCAATCTATATCAAGATACGCGACAAGCGGGCGGCGAACAAAAAAGTGTTTGAAGCCGAAGATCAAGACCTCGAAGAGCAGATGAAAGTGTTAGCACAAGAAATGCTCGACGTATGCAAAGACATGAATGCCGACAGCATTCGCACCCCACATGGCACGATCATGCGTTCAATTAAGTCACGGTATTGGACAAACGATTGGGATTCAATCTACGGTTTTATTGAAGAGACCGGAGCATTTGGCCTGTTAGAGAAAAGACTTCATCAAACAAACATGAAAGACTTTCTTGCTGAGAATCCAGACCTTTACCCCAAGGGGCTAAATGTCGAAAGTGAATACACCGTGGTAGTTAGACGTTCTAAAGAAAGCTGAAAATGAGTAACATTACAATCCTCAACGAAGACCTCCCCGATTTCTTGCAAACAGCAGGAGTCAGCGACCTTACACGACAACTCGCAGGTCGTACCGGAGTCAAACGCATCGTGCCTAAGAATGGCATTTTTCGTAAGACAGTCGGCGGCGAAGAGATGGGCAAGGTCAAAGGCAACGTGAATGCCGTCATCGTTAACGCATCCCCTGCTGTTGGCCGTATCTTCTACGCTAAACAGTGGAGTCCTGATGCCGAGCCGACTGCACCTGATTGCTTCTCTAATGATGGGCGTGCACCCGATGCAGGCTCAGCTAACCCACAAGCAGATCGTTGCGATAGTTGCGGTCAGAATATCAAAGGCTCAGGCCAAGGTAATTCTAAGGCTTGCCGCTATTCACGCCGCATTGCGCTTGTATTGGAAGAAGACTTCGGTACATCACTTGAAGGTTCAGTCTACCAAATGAACTTGGCATCCAAGTCTTTGTTTGGTGAGAGCGTAGGCGATAATACGCACACGTTTGAAAACTACTCTAAGTACTTGTCCAACAACGGCAAGAGCTTGGACTACGTTATAACGCAAATTAGTTTTAACGAAGACAATGACAACCAGTCTGTGTTGTTTACGCCGACTAAGTACATTAACAAGACGCAGTACGCTGTGACTAGCAAAGTGGCTAGCACTCCTGAAGTGCTGAAGATGGTAGTTATGACACCATACCAAGCTGACATGTCAGGTAAGCCTGCTAAGTTGGAAGCACCTAAGCCTATGGGCAAGATGCTTGATGAAGACGAAGAGAAGGCAATGGCTAAAGTAAAAGCTGACCCAATCGACGAGCCAATCAAGCGCCCCGCTAAGACCGCGCCCGCACCTGTGACCAAGAAGGATTTGGATTCCGTGGTGAAGGCTTGGAGTGACGAGGAGTAACGCATGACCTATGGTTATAGCCAGAGCTTGGTGCACGCAAATAAAAAAGCAAGCGTCAAGTCTCTGGGTGTGGCCTTGGGTCGTGTATGTATCCGCGAAAACATAAGCGTTAGCAAGATTGCAGATGACTTTGGGGTAACCCGAATGACTATCTACAATTGGTTTAAGGGGGACTCAGTCCCCTTTCATTCCTACGATCAAGCGATTAGCGATTACATACTCCACCTTAAAGCCCACCACCAACTGAAATAAATAAATGTCCCACTTTGACCTGCTAGATGCCGTACTACCCACAGAGGGTCGGTACTGTGTGTTTGGGCTAGGGAAGTATCCAGATCAGAAGTTTTACGATACAAGAGCAGAAGTAAATGAGCAGATTGAGACGCTAGTAAGCAACAAGTTCGACGTGTTTTTTGGCTGTGCCAAGTTCGGCCCGCTCAACAACCGCACACACGAAAACGTTGCCTATGTTCGCGCACTGTGGATGGATATTGATTGCGGCCCCACGAAGGCTGTACCCGATGAAAAGGGAGTTATCAAAGGTTACATTGACCAAGCCACAGGTCTTGCCGAGTTTAAGAAGTTCTGTAAAAACGTAGGGTTACCACAACCGATTTTAGTTAGTTCAGGCTACGGCATCCACGCATACTGGTTGCTAGAAGAGACCATAACTCGCACAGATTGGGAACCCCTTGCAAACCGCCTTCGTGAGTTGTGCGTAGAGCAAGGATTCATTGTTGACCCTGCTGTATTTGAAGCATCCAGAGTACTGCGTGTCCCCGGCACATACAACTTTAAAGCTGAACCGGTAGAAGTAACGGTTCTTAACGAAGTCACTCAGCGTATGACCTACGCACAAGTGAAAGAGCTACTCGGCGCACCGGATGCAGAACCGGAAGACGAGCGGCCAGACTTTATACCGCGCACCATGAGTCCTTTGATGGAATCGGTGATGCAGAATAAGGTGAAGCGGTTTAAAACAATAATGCTGAAATCAGCGCAGGGCGAAGGTTGCAACCAACTGATGCACTGCTACGAGAATCAAGCCACACTCGACTACAACTTATGGCGCTCAGCGCTTTCGATTGCAACTTTTTGCATCGACCGAGATTCCGCAATACACAAAATGTCTGCGGAGCATCCCGACTACGACCGGTTTAAGACCGAGTACAAAGTTGATGACCTGCAACGCACGGGTGGGCCGCATCACTGCGCTACCTTTGAGAAGCAGAACCCCACGGGTTGCGAAGGGTGTAAACACAAGGGCAAGATCAAATCACCAATCATGCTTGGTGTGGAGATCGAGGAAGCCGAAGACAAAGATTACGATGTTGTAATCAAAGCCGAAGACGGTGAGGTTGAGACAGTACGCATACCTGAGTATCCATTCCCATTCTTCAGGGGTAAGAACGGCGGCATCTACCGCAGACCCGCAACTGACGAAGCAGAACCAGACCTTGTGTATGAGCACGATCTATACATCATCAAGCGGCTAACAGACCCCGATATTGGGGAGACATTGCTATTCCGATTGCACCTACCAAGGGACGGCATGAAAGAGTTTGCAATCCCACTCGGAGTACTTTCATCAAAAGACAAACTGCGGGAAGCACTAGCGTCTAAGGGTGTGGGCTTGTTTAGTAAGCAAGTCGACCTCATGTGCGTATATGTGATTACAGCAGTTAAAAATTTACAAGTTATGCGGAAGGCAGATATTATGAGAACACAGTTTGGTTGGGTCGATAACGACAGCAAGTTCATTCTTGGCGATAGAGAGATTACAAAAGACGGCGTGTATTACAGCCCGCCCTCACACATTACCAAGGCGGTAGCCGAGCACCTTAACGAACACGGTGACTTTGAGAAGTGGAAAGAAGTCTTCAACATGTACGCGCAGCCCGGCCTTGAGCCTCATGCTTTTGCGGCACTGACGGCCTTTGGTTCACCACTGTTGAAATTTACAGGTATG